CTTAGATCATTTAAACCTTGTCCAAATATCGCTCCCGAAGTGCTGAGTGCTCTAAAGGCTGCAATGTTTGTATCTATTATTCCTGCAAATATGCCGAGATAACCGCCTACAAAAGGAATAGCACTAGTAAAATCTTTAAGATCAGTTTTGCCTTTGAGTAGTGCGTCAGCAAAATTTACAACACTACCCATTAATTGGCCAGCGATAGCTCCTGACATTGCTGTAAGTGCTTTTGCTGCTCCAGTTACAGCTTTTCCAAAACGTGATGTTTTGTCAGTGGCTTTTTCTTTTTCTTTGGTAAGTTGTTTTTGTTTGTAATTGGCATCAGAAATAGCTTTATGGTTCTCTTCCATAATTTTTTTCATCTTAGCAGGATCAGCACCTTTGACTCCGGCCATTTTTTCCATAGCCGCAACCAAACGCACTAGAGTTACTTCGCTTGCTACTCCAGCAGTGCCGCCTACATTACCAATTTCAACTTCTTCAGCCAAGTTTTATGTTTCCTAGTTAACTACGCATATAAATAATTGAGATACATACTTATATTATGTATTTATACGGAGAAAGATCATGGCAGAATTTAACCCTTTAACTGCTGACGCTAATCTTAAATCATTAGCCCAAGCAGATAAAAACCCATTACAAGCATATTTTAGACAACCAAAAGTCTATATTACACTTCCTAGCAAAGGAAAATACTATCCAGAAGGCGCACTAGACATGCCAGAATCAGGAGAACTTCCTGTTTTTGCAATGACAGCCAAGGACGAGTTGACTATGAAAACTCCTGATGCACTGTTAAACGGCGCCGCAACAGTTAATGTAATTAAAAGTTGTGTGCCTAATATTGTTGACCCTTGGAAATTGCCTAGTATTGACCTTGATGCTATACTAATTGGTATTAGAATTGCTACATATGGTGAAACACTTGATCTAGAAACTAAAGTTCCCGGCTCAGGCGAAGACAAAACCTTTGCTGTCGACCTAAGAAAAATATTAAATCAACTTGTAACTGCTGAATTTGAAGATGAACTTTCAATTGGTGACTTCCGTATATCACTACAGCCTCTAAGCTACAGACAGTTTACAGACACAAGCCTTAAAACTTTCGAAGAACAACGTATATTCAACACAGTAAACGATGATGAACTGCCAGATGCTGACAAACTAGCTAGATTTGCTGATAGTTTTCAAAAACTTACAGACATTACAATTAATATGATGTCACATGGTATTAAATCAATCACTGTTGGAGACACAGTGGTTACAGATCCAAATCACATCGCAGAATTTATTGATAATGTTGAGAAATCTATATATCAAGATATACTAGATCATCTAGATGAACAACGCAAAAAGTTTAACATTGAACCTTTTGCTGTAACGTCTACGCCGGAAGATGTAGAAAAAGGCGCTCCAGAAAATTATACTATCCCTATTACTTTCGATCAGTCAAATTTTTTCGCATAAGGATCCTGTCCTGGAGCGAGGCTGAGATCCTAGAAGAAGTTAGTAAGATGGAAAACTTACAAAAAGAGCTCAAGTTTGAAATTCTCAAGCTATGTTGGTACATGCGAGGTGGAGTTACTTATAATGAAGGTTTCAATCTGTCTTACGAAGACCGCGTAATCATATCTGATATTGTTAAAGAGAATATGGAAACTACTAAGAAAAGCGGAATGCCTTTCTTCTAGTATGTGTTTATCAACTTCGTTGATAAATGTTTTCGCTATCGCTCAAACAGTTTTATTAATTAGATAAAAGCAATATTACGAAGTAATATTGTTGTAACTTCATGTAGATTGTTTCAGTCAGACGGAACCTATACACTGGTTCCATCATCTCGAAAACTTCATGTGAGTTCGTCACAGCCGAGACCGGAAGTAGGTGTTTGACTATGCTACTGGGCTCTAACCTTTCCCAACCTACGTCGACATCACGAAAAAAATCTGCAAAACCGTTTTACCGCTTCGCGGATCGCTTCGCTACCTCCCGCTTCGTTCCTATGCAAGGAGTTTTTGTAGCATACAGCCTGTTGGACTACACCAGAATCTGAACATATGAGAATATGTCCTCAAGGTGAATCAAGCAATCTTGATCAATCAGTGTCCTTGTGTGCCTATAAAATGTTTTTAAGTGCTTCTTTTAGAATTTTTGAACTGCCTACTCGTACATTAATGATACCATTGTAGTATTCATCAGTCTCTAACACTCTACGATCAAACTGTTCTTTTGCCTCTAGGTAACTTAACACGCCTCTGCTGGGACAATAGTGTAAAATTTCTCTAGTAAACTTGTCTTTGCCTAATTTTAAAACATCTGCGTTTAGATGATCTGAAGATCCCCAATAGTCTCTCCAGTCACTTTCTCTGTGTCCGCGTCTGCGATTAACTTTTCCCTTCAGCGGAGGTTTGCTTGTTTTAAATCTTGCTAGTTTTTTGCCTATGTATTTTTTATTATTTGTAAGATTTGTAATTAGATATACAAAGCCTTCACAGTCTTGTGGTAATACATCTACTGTCTGTCCTTTATATGTCCATTGCATCCTAGTACTTACCGATGCCTAAATATTTTCGTTGCCTTTGTGAGTTATACGTGTTGTTTGATGTTTTTCATGTATCTCATCTGCTCGCATCTTAGCAAAAGTCCTAATATCACGCAAAGCTTTTCTTACAGATCGATGAGTACGCACAGAATTACGTGATTCAAACTTTTCATTCTCTGAAAAGTATTCTAAATACGCTTTTACTAGTTTATCGTGTATGTCATCAATGTGTTCGGTCATTCTATTACGTCTAAATCATTTGCATAGCTTGTATATCCATTTTCTTTTACAACTCTAAGAACATGATTTACTCTTCCTATTAGTTCATCTTTGTGTGAGATAAGATAAATGTTCTTTTCTCGTTCTCTACCCATCTTTTTTAGTACTGCCAGTGAATTTTCTACACCAGCTGTGTCCATTCCGCTATCAATAAGCTCGTCAATGAACAATAAATTAATATTTTGATATAAACTTTCCCAAACATCTCTAAATGCAAAGCTTAATCCAAGTATTAGTCTATTGCGTTCGCCTCTACTTAGATTGTCAAAGTCTAAATCCTGACCTAGCTGTGTAATTTCTACAGTTAAGTCATTTTGAAATATAACTTGATGTGGTAAACCTATTTTATCTAAGTAATATGTTAGTCTATTGTTAAGATAAGCTAAGTTTTGGTCAATAATCTTTTTACGAATAAAACTATCTTTGTTTGTAAGTAGTTTGAACAAAAATTCTTGATGATCTTTATAGTTTACTAGTTCATTTACTGTATTCCAATCTACTTCTTGTATTGCTGTTTCTTGTAAATCGTTAATTTGTGTTTGATATGGATCTTCTTCATCCTCTAATCTCTGCAAACTATTTTTTAAATTTTCTACATTGCTTCTATGTTCATAAGCTTCTTTTGCAGTTTCATAAAAAGTAGTTGGCTTACCGTTAATCTCTCCAATTTCATCTAATGCACCAACAACATCAGTACATTTTGTGCTTATTTCTAGCTGATATGCTGTTGCATCTTCAAGTTCTTTAGTTTTTTTAGCTAATATCTCTTGTTTTTTATCTTCCTGTAGTGGCTGTTGACATGCATAACATATAGCATTGTCTAGTCCTGCGATGTCTAAAGTTGCCTTTTCTACAGACTTGTCGGCACGTTGTAGTGCAGGTTCGAGTGTGCTTAATTCCTTTTTAAGAGCCAAAATAGAGTTATTATGCTCATTCCAATTAGTTAGTTTTTCATGTGAATCAAGTTCTTGTTCTATATCTAGTTTTTCTAGTTCTTCGATTGCATTTTTTAAATTATTACAATCTTTTTTATGTTTTGCGGTCCAAGCACGTTGTCTTTGTGCAAGTTGTTCTATGCTTGCTTTGATTTTTTCATTAGAAGATTCAATTGCTTCTATTTTTAATGTTTCTTGTGTAATTGCATCTTTGGTTTCTTTAACTTTATCTTTAAGTGCATTAGATTTTTCGGTAAGAATTGTTATACCTAGTAGCTGTTCGATAATTGCACGTTGATCATTTGTACGCATACTTAAAAATGGCTCGGTATATGTGTTTAGTGCAACAATATGTTTGAACATATCATGACTCATACCTAGTAATTCATTAATAGTTTCTTGTGTTTTACGTGAATCTCCTTGTGATTCGTCTATTAGTTCTTGTTCTTGGTTGTTTATGTAAAATTTTAGTAAATTAGGACCTCTGCCTCGCTCAACTCTATAATCTATACCATCTTTTTCAAAATGTAAAGTAACTAACATTCCTTTGCCGTTAGTTTTATTGATTAAGTTGTTTCTTTTGATGTTTGTTAATGCCATACCATACAATGCATAGCTAAGTGCATTAATTATTGTAGTTTTTCCAGTGCCGTTACGCGATCCACTGTCATCTCCACCCTGGTCTAAGTTTTCTCCTAGTACAAGGGTTAGTTGTTGTTGGTCAAAATCAACAGCTTGCGTTTGATTACCAACACTCATGAAGTTTTTTACTGTTAAATCTTTTATTTTTATCATTCTAAGCCGTTGTAAATATCCATTAGGGTTTGCTTGTCGAAATCCACTGTATCCAGTTCTGCAATTTCCCCTGCTACGATTTGATCTACACTAATAAATTGCGATATATCTAAATCGGTTGATATTTCGTCAATTTGTTTTTGTGGTATTAGTGTAAGCTCTCTACATTTGTAATCTTTTACAAATGTTTCTTTGATAAAACTTGCTTCTTCGTAAGATATTGGAACATCAATAGTTACACGCAAATACATTTTAGGTTTTATAAGTTTATCTGTATTTTCTAGTAATTCTCTAAGTCCATATGTACGATATTTGGGACATTCCTCCCAATTTATGTATTCTGGTTCCTTATTATTTTCTCTATCAAGAATCATCATGCCTCGATCGTCATCACCTGCATCTGCATAGTTGTGAGGAAAAGCATTTCCAATATAATTAATTTTTCCTTGATGTTGTCTTTTGTGAAAATGTCCACTAAAAACATAATCTTGATGTTTGAAATGTTCTACTTTGAGATCACCATGATCTGGCATCTTTACAAGTGCGTTCATATAAAAACTAGGAAGTTCAAAATGTCCAAATAAATATTTTGCTTTTATATCGCTAATCTTTTTATATTCATCTTCAACTAACCAAGGAACAAGTGCAACATCTTCAACTACAGTAATTTCATCTACAAAAGTTATTCCAGGAATATGTTTTGCAAATGCTGTACTGTTTACATCACGCTTATCTTTGTAATATAAATCATGATTACCGTCAAAAAAGAAAAATTGTTCAAATGCTGAACCTAATTTTTCCATTGAACGTATAGTTGCGTCCATTGTAGTTAAATTTAATGAATTTCTGTTATGATGCCAATCTCCACAAAAGATTCCAGTTTCACAACCGTTTTCTTTTGCAGTTTGAATGTACCAATCGATAAAGTCTTCACAATCGTCATTATGTATACGACTATTCCCTTTTAAACCAAAGTGGATATCTGTGAAGACAGCGGCTTTCTTAAACAAGTTCGATATACTCCAATCTACAGTAACATTATATAGTATTTTTGTACGGCTGTCAACCTCTATTTTGAAGTTTTATCAGTGAAAACGCTAGTTCCTGCTTCTTCATTGCGTTTTACACTAGCTTC